TTTACTCGCGACAGATATTGGAATACGCTACGACGCTCGCAAACTGTCGGAGCATGGGGGCATCCCACACGCTTACAGGTGCCGGAGAGTTGTCTGCGAACTGTTTGCTGCCTTCCTCGTTCGAGTGATCCCAGGGAACGTCCGCGCACAACGCCGCGTTCTCGGTGATTTACCGCCCGGTGTGGCCGATCCAGTGGCCGAACGAATCGCTCCGGCGGTGTCGGCCGCTGACATCTGGAGACACATCGAAGATGACATGAACTCACTCGATGTCGACAGATACATACGCCGATGTATCGGTGGAGCCGTCGCCATGCTGACACTCGCTCGAAAGGAACACCGCATGCCGAGCTGGTACGATCGTTGGTTTGAGCCAAATCACTATACGCGGTTTGCCCGCCCCACCGACGCTGGTGGTCCGCATCATCATCGCATACAAGTTCTCGGTGCGAGTAGGACGGCGGACGTGGCCGACGGAAATTGTCGATTGACGGTGTACGTTGTCGATCCGAGTCGTTCCGACGTGAACTGTGGTCGCTTCCCCGCCAAGATATGTGTGCACGCTCCATGCGACACGCCACTGATGAGCGTGTTGGATGTGGCGCGAGAGAGATATGCAGACGTCCGAGCCTTTTTCTCCCAGAACGGCGGCATTCCGCAACTGTTTTTCGCATCGGGAGATCAATATACGGGTTATTGGGGCGGGTTCTTGGTGCGCGCGGCGATAGGCACGGTGAGAGATTGGGATACTTCCACGTTCATAGCTGTGTACGACGTACCCGAAGATACGCACACATGTGAAGTGCCATTTGCATCCCTATTCTTGGAAAGACGATACCCAAGTGATCAGCAAATACAGTCAATCTCGCTGAAATTCGAAACAGCCATCCGTAACAACAACTTCTTGCAGCGATTTGTCGGTCAGGACGATGTGAATGGTCCGGTCGACGAAGAGAAAGTCAAGGAAAAATTGAGAGCATGCTGGGAGTCGGGAACGAAACTCACATTGGACGCATCGCTGGCGACGTGGCGCGATCATGTACAAGCACCACGATCGTACCAGCTCTTGAATCTGAATGCGAAGAGGAACACACCTTTTCCGAAGACTGACAAGGCTTATGCGAAGCTACGCGAGCGATTACAAAGTGTCATCGACAGAAAGGTGGCACTTTTGAGTGAGTTTTGGAAAAGATGGACTCTGAACAGATTGCACTCGCTCGTGGATTCTATAGACCCACGATGGGGTATCCGCCCCGGGAACCGGTTTCAAAGGTTCTGCTACGCCATGAGTGATGTGCACGGCATTGAAATCACCTCTCAGCGTATACCGATCGAACTGACGATCACTGTGAAGTGGCTGTCAGGAGAAATCATCACCATCAAAGCATTGTCGAACGAAGTCGTGTGGCATTTCAACATGAACGCGAGATTAAAGGCGAATGTCCAAACACATCGTGACGATTTATATCGGGATCAGGGCTACTTGATACACAACGGGGAACCTGTCGACAAGGATAAAACGCTCGATGACGTCGGTATTCGCGATGGTGACACGGTGTGCTGGCTGCTTGCAAAGGGTGGACCAGACTCAAAACGTCTCCGAGAAGCAAATGCTATCTAAATAACCATATAATACAGAATTACTACCATATTATATAGATACTGTCCCTATATTTGATTTATTTATCAGATGTGCGCGAGCGCGCTCGAGTTAACGTTCTTCATGATAACCGCGGAACCTGTTCGCCCCCCGAGCGTTCAACTCCCCGAAAAAAAGCCACATACCACTGTTCATGTTTGCTACATTGAACGTCTCGTAGAGTTGGTTCACGTAATTTCCAGCGTAACCATTATTGCGTATGCCACGCTTTTTGTAAAATTTCTTGATATCGTTCCAGAGTTTGATTCCTTCTGTGATGAGTTTAGGCTTCAAACTGATGTCATTGTTCCAATGCATGAAACTATTTCCAGCGACCGCGCGGTGGTACGGAGAGGAAATTATTTTGGCCTCTAACTTGCGAACACGATTCGCTATGCGATGTTCATCTCGGCGATCTCTGTTTCTAACGTCCTTTGCAAGTCTCTCCTGGGTTTTCGCGACGCGTTTGCCATTACGAACGAAAGTCAAGGGAACCCCAGTTCCTTTCGCTCTTTTTTTGAGCCAGTTCATGAAGTTGTTGTTGTTGTTGGACATGTGTAATTAATATACTATACTCCTCGAAAAAAACGTGCTCTACCCACCGATGTTGTGCGCGAACGGATTCTTCTTGAGTTGCGCCGCAGCGAGCCCGAGCGAGCGCGATCGGGGATCTTCCATGCCCTTGAACGCGTTGATTCGCACGCGATCGGGTTGAACGTAGTTTTGCATCCATCCACCGTTTACAGCGCCGAACCTGTCGTCGATGCGGCTCTGGTCCATTCGAACCGACGTCAGTCCTCCACCAGATTTCAACGCGTTCTCGCGAAGGTTCATGCGACCGGGGTTCGGGCGACGGCCAGCTTGGCCTCTTCGGTCTTCCGGACGCATACCGAGCGCCATGAGCTCGTCGTTCGTGCGTCCCGCGCGGGCTGCCGGTGAGTTAAGGTAGCCGTGCGCAAAGGACGCGATGCCAGGTGCCGGGTTATTGACGTGATTGAAGATGGAGTTGTTATCGGCCTTGAATCGGGTCGGCGGTTGCGCGGGCGTGTGTGCGCTGATGACGCGCTTGGCCGGTGTGAATTCGAGGCCGTCGCCATCGCGAATGCCCGTCTCTGCGCGGTTTGTCAGTTGAGCTCCCTTGGTGTGTGCCGGTCGGGGCGTGTGCGCGGAGACAGCCGCGCGACTGCGCTCGGTGGGTAGGCGATCGGGCAAGAATTCCGTCTTTTCCGGTCGGTTTTTGTAAATCGTATCATATCGCTCGGCACCGGCACCTCCGATTTGGCTCGCGCCGTGGTTGGTGCGTCCCTCCAACTGGGTGAGTCGATGTTCGTTGACGTTGATGGGGTTCACTCGGAAAAGTTGCTGATGACCACCGATGGCGGGCACAGACGCGTCGACGCCGAGACCTGGGCCGACTTGAACCTTCTCGATAGGGGCGAGGTTGTTCATGCGTCCGGTATCGTATTGCACGCGGTCACGCATACCGAGAATCTCGGCACCGGACGATCGCCCCTGGGGCGCGATCTCACCAAAGTTGGGCAATTCACGCTTCGGAATGAGCCCGACTTTGAATGACTCGTCCTCCTGTGGCGCCCACTCTGGGACGCGATCGGGCTCTTCATATACTTGCTGAACCGGATTCGGGGTAAGTTCGTTTTGTTGGCCTTCACCCATGTCGATGGGTTTGGCCACGGTCGGCGGTTTGGATTCAACGCTCAGCTTTTTGCCGGCATACACCAAAGCGGCGATCGCGAGAATGGAGACGGGATCCGCCATTGTTACTAGTATCTAATAATATTTTTATTGTCCATATCTCTGCTCATAGAGTTCGTTCTGGACCTCTGCGCGCGACGACACCATACCGCGCGGAGCCGGTGGCGGGGGTGCATCCATGGAGTTATTGACGGGGAACAATGTGTTCTCCATCGGTTGAACGAGGGCCTTACCGAATCTTGTCGTGCTCTGGGGACGAAGCTCGTCGCTCACGTCGATCAATTGGGCGGGCGCGCCTCCACCACCGCGGAACGGGGCGGTCCCGTAAAGAACCGTGTTCGGCCTCGCCGGCAAATTCGCGTTCGAGTTTTCGGGGTACGTGAAAACTTCTTCGCCCGGTTTCACGATGGGGACCACATCTGCGTTAAGGTTACGAAGTCCAGATAGCTGCTGTGCCATTTACTCTAAGGGGATATTATTTTTAAGGGCCGCACGCTTGACAACCAAGGCCGAGTTCCGTCGATCCACGAGCGTTCGGGTCACACACTCCCGGGGTGTCCCGGCAGAGTTTACCGTTTTTCGGCCCGTACAGCGCCTCAGCGAAGGCTGTTTGATCTTCGAAGGGTGATGGCGCGCTGTAAAATTGTCGCCCAGCCGCCTTCCGCTGGTACATAGGAAGCGCGGTGCGCGAGCGACCGCCGTCGAATTGGATGCGGTCTTCGGCGTGATGCTTGACAAAATTCTTGACGGTCGGATAATAACACGCCGTCGCCTCGTCGCCCTGGTGCGTCACGAGCGTGTTTCCGAACGGATTGTCCTCGGTAGGGAACCTACACTTCGGGGAATTCTCTGAGACCGGCTTTTCCGCGCGCGCGGGTCGCCCGACGGTAATCTCTTCTTCGATCATACCGTTCTCGTGTAAAGTGTACAAGATGGCGAGCGCCATCACACCGAGCACGAATATCCTGGGGTCACGTCTGCTGATGTATAGCGCACAAGTTGCATATATGATGAATCGCGAGGCGGCATTCACGCGGTCCTCGGGCGTCTGCTTTTTGCTGGGCCAGAACTGCGTCACTTGGTCGCCGCGCACGAGCTGCTTGAAATCGTCGAACCATACGATGGACATAGAGTCTCTATTACAAAACGACAACATTTATTTTAACCCGAGCGAGCCCATCATCTTACCGACAGCGCCCATCAAATCACTCTGTTTAAGATCACCACCTTCGAGTGAGTCGGCGCACTCCTGCGCGACGTTCTCGATCACGGACATCGTCTCTGCCGGTAGCGAAGTTAACACGGCGCCGAGCATCGTGAGCGTTTGGAGGTATTGCCAGATCGCGTTTTTAGTACCCTCGCTGAGAGATCCCCAGTTACCTTCAAAGTCAATGTCTTTCAAACCTTCCACCGTCGCGAGATCGGCGATCGCGGACTCGTCCTGGTTGGAAATCTTCGCCGTCAGTGGGCCGATGCCCGTCATGAAAACCTCTACGACCTTACGCGAGTTCGCACTCTTCATGAGTTCGAGGGCGGTCGTGGCCTTGTCGATACCCTTCTCGTTCGGAAGACACTTCTTGAGTTCGCCGAGAAAGTTCGTGAGCATGTCGTTGAAAGCGGCGACGGACGCCATGGTGTGTCGGTGTCGCCTGTGTATTACTAGTTCAGATGTTCTTTCCTTTAAATTGACGCAATCTATCTGAATGGTTCGAGTGAGATCTGCTCTTTTTGCCCAAGTCCGTTAGATACGATCACATACACAAGAATGGCGACGAGGGCGGCTGGTTTGGTATACTCCACGAGCTCGCGAGGACCCTCGTTGTTCAACTTTGCTTTGAAGTGGATGTATCCGGCGGTCGCCACACCGGCGATGAGGGCGGCGCTGGAAGGGTCGCGAAGCATGTCACTGATGTCGTTAGTACTCATGAGTAGTTGTTATATGACAAGATATTCTTCTATCGTCGGCGGATTCGCGCGTCCGGGGCACCGTCGAAAAGCGTCGGTTGTTGCTCCGGGATGGGCGTCTGTGGACGAGGCGGCGGAGCGGTGCCGAACTCGTTGATCACGGGCGGCGCCTGGGCCTGAGTCGGTGTCGGCGTCGGCGGTTGAGTGAATTCGGACGGGGTTTGCGTTTGCTCGGGAGGCGCTTCGACGGTCGGGATCGTCTTCATTTCGTTCTCAAGTCCCTCTGGGCCTTCCTCTCCGATGTCATCTTCATCATCTTCTTCAACATCTTCTTCGTCGTCGTCTTCACTCTCGATCACGTCGGGGTCCTCGGTGTCGCCTTGGTCGGTGAGATCGATGTTCTTTTCGAGATCGTCGGCGGATTCACCGCTCGGAGCCGTCATGTACGTCTCCAGAATCTCCTTAATAGGGATGAGCGATTTGACAGCTCGCTCGATGGCGATGCCGAAACGCACTCGTAACTCTTCGTCACGTTTATGCTGGGGTGCGTCATCGTGGAACACGTAGGGATCAGCGTACAGATTTTTAGCAGCTTCGATGAAGACCGTGTGAATGAAGATATCGTTCGTGGGCAACTTGAGTGAGATTTTCGCTGTATCCTGGCGGAGCCGGACGCTCGACATGATCTTTGTGGATGCCACGAACACAGCGGCGAGCAGGTCAGAGAAGTATGAGCACCGATCGATGATCGCGTCCGTGTGTTGTTTGATCATAGAGTTCGAGAAGTTCGGAACATCTTTGAGCAAAGACTGGAAAGACACGAGGACCTTCTTCCCCTTGGACATTTTGCTCGCCTCGTTGTACATGGCATCGAAGGATTCGATGAGGTGCTCGCTGAGGCACACGCCGAGTTGATCGATGTATTCTCGCCGAGCTTCTACGAGCACGGACATTTCGGTCATGCCTACTGGTGTTATATGAAAGCATGGGAAATTATTGGGAGCGATCACGCGCAGATGAATTTGGTATCTCTGAGCTGACTGGAGAGATACGAAAAACT